GTCATTTCGTACCCACACTTCATCCATATTAACACGGTTCTTGCTGCTTGATGTTACTTCTTTGTGATTAGAGTATGACGATGGTTGAAACATAAAGTCATAATTAAGTATGTTCCAACAGAGTTCATCAGGAACAACATTTTTGTAATAGCCAATATATTTTTCAACACCCATGGCCATAGATATCTCCTTTGGAATTTTCACTGCACATCTTATGGCAAACTTGTGGTGCTTTGTCTGGGGTTTCTTGTAATAATGTAAAAAAATCTAACCACTCTTTGGACTGTATAATATCTTTAATGTTGTCATTATTACTTATCTTCATTTTTTCCTGATAAAAAATGCTCTGTGCAATACCCCTGATTTTGGGGTAAGCATCTATAAAGCAACATGGTTGTAAATATCCTTGTGCTGAATGTCCAAGACATTGTGTATTTCCCTTTTCGTCGGGGATTATGCATTTTGGTTTAAGCACAGTATTCCTCCCTTGGCTTTAGGTGTGTTAAAGGAATATCAGTATGAATTGCCCACCTATCAGAAAACGATAATCCAAATTCTATACCAGCGTCAGATGACATTTTTTTTGCTTGTTCAATGTGATCTTGATTATAATTCAAAACAATATATTGCCACTTAACATTAATACCCATATTTGCACCTAGTTTCATCATTTCATATAGATGAACGCCATCCTGATTGATACGATGTTTATGACTTTCTTCGGGTAAACCGTCCAATCCAAAAATCCATTTTGTATTCATTCCAGAACGATCAAATGCCTCCTCATAAAAATCTTTTTTCCTATGAGAAGTAGCAGTGTGAATATCAAGTTTTATACTATAACATAGAGATATAAATTCTAGGATATTTGGGTGTGCCATCGGGTCTGATTGTTGGCCACAAAATTCTAGATATGTAAATCCACTGTCAATAAACTTCTGCAAATCTTCCACTGACATATCATTAAACAAATGTCGGTGTCTATTATACCATCCAGTCTGTCTCTGGCATGCCGGACATTGCAAAGGACAACGATTAGTTATATCAAGATTAACAGGTTTTTTATAAAATGCTTTTTGCATAGTAGGAAACATTAGATCAATCCAGCTTCAAATTTTTTCCAATCTTGGGCGCTCTTAATATCCCAACCCCGTTTGTCAATAGATTTCAGAATGCCATCAATAAACTCAACGACAATTTCTAAGTAACTAATTTTATCTGCTAGTGATATGATTTCTTCATCAGAAGTGATATACATATGAAGATCAGTTTTGAGAACTTTTAGATCAAAGGGTTTTGCGACATAAACCTTTGCGTCAGACTTACCACCATAATATTCCCACTTTTGCCTATACAATCTTTGATACTCACCTTTACTTTTTACCAGTAAACTCTTAAACCTAGTCCTATAATCTAACCATTTAGGCGCGATTAACTGGTTTTTAAATCCTTCTTGGTCTAAGTGTTCTTGATCTATTATAGGCAAGTCTTGCTTTGATTCATTTTTCAATTGGTCTAAATTCATAATCTTCCATTGCTATTAAGTTATAATGTTGTCATTGTGTATATTTTGTATGCGAACTCTGCTGTTACTTTCATATATTCTAAACTCGCAGCATCTTGATTATAACTCAAATCTCCTATAGAAGTAGGGAAAATATCTTCAAAGTTAATTTCCAGAATAGGATTATTCTTATTGGATAGAATCATGATGAAAGCATCTGAATACATGGATTTATCTGGCGTGGCTGCTCCTACTTTACCAATATCAGATTGAACTGCACCGGCCGGGTTCGCTGGGGTGTTAGAGGTAACATCTCTATAGGTTTTAAACTCTTGTCTATCTTGAGGAAAACCAAGGCCTGTTATCCAGTTATGTAAACTTATGTAGTTTTCAAGATATTCATCCACCATAAACTCAACTGTTAAACCACTATAATCCAACTTTTCTCCCGGTAAAGAAATATCCTTATAGGGAGAAGACATTATTGTTGTACCCAAAGATATGCCAGGAAGATTTATCGCCGTCACAAAGAATTCCACTTTCGGTAACTGATGTATACCGAAACGAAATTGAGTTGGACTTGCGTAATCTAATTTGTCTGGTTGCCGAGCGAGTGGTGATGTTGCTGTTACCATACTATTATTTATATGATAAAAAAAGAGAGTGGCCGAAGCCACTCTCTAAGTTTATAGTCAAGTTTCTTATTAGAAACCAATCTTACATCAAATTGGTCACCTTGACTCTGCGATACCAAGCGTTGGTATTTGCATCAAGAGATGCGTCGGTATTAACCGAATCAGCAGCAGCAACTGCACCTGACCCAGCAAATGGGTTAGCAGCAAGACCGTAACGAGTCTTGAAACCAATCTTCGGTTGGAAGCTGTTCTCACCAACCGCACGGACCATCTGTAGAGGAACGTATGGGCAGTAGAAGAAACCAGCATCGTAAGGCGAAGTGCCCTTATATCCACAAACATAGTACTGAGAAGCAGCTACGTTGGCAGAATACGGATCAACATAAACCTTAAACCGGCCGTTCATAACACCAGCAAAAGTAGTGGAAGTGTCATCAACACTAAGATTGTTGCTAAGAGCAGGAGTGTAATCAAGCACACCAGCCATATTAAGAGCAGAAGCAACGTCAGCTGAAACGATCAGCATGTTACCCTTACCCCTACGAGTCTGTTGACCAATCGCATTGGCATCACGTTCAATTGCGAACATAAGACCCTTGAATTTTTCAACTGACCAACGACCATTTGAGTCGGTATCAAGATCAAAGATACCAGCAGTAGTCGTATTGACCTGAGCACCAGCAACAGCGGTAACATACAGAGAACGAATAACTTCCCGGTTGATTTCAGCAAGAATTTCAGAACTAAGAATATTAGCAAGTTCTGTTTCTGCATCTAGACCGTGAATTGCCTTCAAGTCCTGAGCAAGTTCCATCGTATACTCGGCTTTCAAGGCACGGGTTACGGCGGTAACAGTGGATTTCTCAATTGAGAATGCCATCTCTGCGAAGGCATTTGTTCCACTATCGCCCAAAGCTTCTGCCTGAGCAGTAGTCATGCCGGTTGCACTTACATATGTACCAGCGGAAGGACTGTCATTAAGGACAGCAGGGTTAGTCTCTGTAGCACCAACGTCACCACCACCAATAGTACCGGCCTTGTTCTGGTTAGAAATATCAGGCATTGATTCATCAACGAGAGCCTCAGCACCATCCTGAGAGGTGAATGAAGAACGCATTGCGAAGATAAGACCAGTTGGGCCTGTCATTGGTTGCACACCGCATACATCATATGCGATAAGGTTAGGCATTGCACGCCGAACGAGGGAGATGAGAATTGGGTCCCATGTATCCATCTGTCCGCCGGACATTGCGTTTACTGGAGCAGCTTCTGAAAGGAATGTACGATCCTCTCTTAGAGCTGATTCTTGGTTTTCGAGAATTAGAGTGGTAACGGCCCGCTTATAAGCATCCTGAATCGGAGGTAGGTCAGGATGCTCTAGGACTGGCTTCCACTTTTCTTGTAGATGTTCTGTTTGAAACATTAGTTTCTCCTTTATTATTTACATCTGTTATATTATAAATTTTCGGCCCGCGCCTTGTTACGACTGATAGCAGACATATACGATTTCATTGCACCTGTCGTATCAATGTCCTGTGCGGAGCCACCATCTTCATAATCTATAGTAGAATCACTTGATTTATTTACTCTAGGATAATAATTTTCCTTCAAGGTATCAAGCTTCTCACGGAATGAGTCTTCATCATTAAACTCAACATCCTGAATTAGAGACTTAAACTTTTCAACTTCAGTGTCAACTAAATCTTCAGAAACTTCTAAAATGACCTGTTCACGAACAAGTTCATTATTAGAAGATTTGAAGCTAACATTTTTCTGAATTGCTTCGTTTAGTTTTTCCTCTAGTTCAGAAATCTTTTCAGATTGTGCCTCAAGAACGTCATATTTCTCGTTAGGCACATCAATATAATGATCTTCAAATAACTGTTTCAAACCAGAAATAAAGTCTTCTGCAATCTCGCCCTTCAAACCGCGCTCGATTGCTAACTCGTTTTCTTTAGTCCATTC